ATTTATAATACTTATATTAACATATTTATCAGTGTTTTTCAAGTCTTTTTTCCACGCTGATATCATACCAGATTGCTTTGCTTGTCTGATAGTGTATCTCCACGTTGGCGCTTTTGACTCGCCTTTAAATTCATTCTCTTGTAATTGTATTAAGTCAACAGCATAGTCAAAGAAGCGGAACCCAACTAGCGGCGCTTCATGTTGCTCTTTGAACATATAAGCATATGCCCCATCAAATGGCGACTTATGACCTAGTTCTTGATCATAAAAGAATCCAACTGAAAATGATTTTTCTAAGTTTCTGCCAAATGTTTCTGTAACTTCACTTTTGAAGTCTACTGCTTGTTGAAAAAAGTTTTCTTGTCTTACTTCTTCGTCTACTGAGCGTAGCCAGTAACTGGGTTTGTATTCGTTGAGTATTGGTGCTATGAATACTTTTCTTTTGTCTTTGAACTTAAAGTTTAATGATACTTTGTATCTTGATGAGTCTTTTACATTTCCGTTGTCAAATACATGTAAGTAAATCGATTCTGCTTCTGTTTCATCGATGGGTTTGATGTCTGTAGGTATTGAGTAAGTTCCGAGTTTGTCTGTAGTTTCTGTCATTTAGTATTTCTCCTAATAATTGATTTGTCATTCTCTCGAAGAGAGAGCGAAAGCGAAAACATATTTAATAACATCTCACATGTCAAAATCTCTGTTATGTGTTATGTGTTTTGTGTTTTGTGTTATGTGTATTATAAATGTAACGTTAAATCATATTAACATATTTTATCTACTGTTGTCAAGTAAAAAATAACCCCACTAGAGAACTTCGAAAACTCTAGCAGGGCTATTAAACATCAACTTTTAGTCAGGAGATAAAAGATAGTGTCAAGTCTATCTTTTATAAAAATGTCAAAAACTCGTATCCCCATACTAGTCTCTAACAATAGTATTTAGCTTAAAAATTCTAAGCTAAGATATAGTCTGATAAGAACTAGAAACAAGAAAAACTTATCAAACTATATAAACAGTATATCACATAAATGCGATAGCGTCAAGTCTTTTTGCAAGTAATTTCTTACTTTTTTTAAACTCTACTGGTATGAAAACTTCCCATACTGATTTGTCTTGTATACACTGTTTCAGTTCTGATCCAGCAGGTATCAATTGAACTTGTTCTTTTGGTAATCCTGCTTTAACTAAAATCAAACCACCCCATTTGTTTTTGTCAACATTGTTTGCATTTCCTCGTAATGGAATGCGTGATCTGTTTCTAATATGTGATGCTTTAATACGCATCATTTTCGGTATGTCTAAGACTTCATACATCGTTGACCTCATCGAAAGCGTCCCAAAGTTCTGCCATCTCATCAATCATCCACGCATATATTTTTTGACGTTTTCGGTCTAAGTGTCTGAACTGTGCTATAAACTGATGAAGTTCGTCTAAGTCTACGATACCTATTTCACGGTGTTGAGCGAGCATCATATCGAGTTTCATTACGATATATGCTCGCTTCATTTCTCTACTTCTATTCCAAGTCATATTTTACCTATTAACTATGTTGTTAATGATATTTATGTAGTTACCACTTTACCTTATCTGCCCAATATGCACCTGACATTTTGCCCTTTGCAATATTCTTAGCATGTCTTGCTTTAAAAGATTTACGCTTATCTTTGTCTGCTTGACTTTCATTCTTCTTTGGTGGTTTGGTCTTTGCACCTTGCTGTCCGAAGCGAATAAGTTTTACCTTATCCCCTTCTTTAGCAAGAACAACATGTGACTTAGTTGGATGATTAGGTGTGCGTTTAGGCTTGTTGAAACCTTCTAACCTATTCTTTGAAAGTCTAGGATCTTTTGCCATTATGAAGCGGCTACTACTGAGTTATCGCTGACATATCTCCAATTACCGCCATCAGCGTATATCATTGAATTTTTCTGCGTTCCTGCTCCATCTGTTGATAAGAATGCAATTAAACCGTTTGCTGTTGCATCTGGATTAGATGGCAAATCTGCGTATGCTGTTAGTGGCATTTTTAGACCTGTCAATGGGATTGAATTAAGTTCAATTGCATCTGTGTTTTCAACTTCAAATTTATCGTGTGACACATCTAAAACAGAACTATACGATGGTGTTCCAGAAACTTGAGACACTGGAGTGAATAATAGCCGTGTTTCCCAGTTATTTGAATCTGTATAATCTTTAATCATAGCTATAACTGATCCGCCGTCTACTTGTCCATCTGATCCAGCAATTCTTGTCCAAAACCCTGTTCCCTGTCCTACTGCGAGTGCGTCTGAGAATTCAGTCTGAAATATTCCTATTACTTTACCGCCGAGACCTGTTTGATTTGTGCGTTTAAATAACACTTGATCAAAATTATCGTTTTCGATAATTAATGAAGAAATATCTAAATCTGCTGTTGTATTTGTTAAGTTTGGTAATGCATTAATACGACCATCTAAGTCTGTAAAGTTACCGTCTAGTTCATTGTGTGTAAGTGCCGAATTCTTACTTGCTCTTGTTGTGATAGTCATTGATTTCTCCTATTAACTCCTATATGTTATTATTCTACTGCCAGTAAATAAATCTTGTGATCCGAAACGTGTGATTATTCCGTCATTATTCCACACAACTATTGAAATATGTCTACCGTATTGATTTACTGGGTCTCCATATGGCTCCAACGAAGGTATTGTAAGACCCTTGATATAGAAGTATGGTTCGTTGAAGTCACCTTCACCGTCGAAGTCACTGTCACCGTGGCGAACTTCTAGTAGCCCCGCACCTGATCCATACCAACGTCCTGGTGGATAACCTGAAGACTTCGGAATATAATTGCCTGCTGACTGTGTTCCCGATCCTCCACTATATGTGTATCCTAAGTATTCAAATGCATAGTTTAGACCATCTGCCGCTTGAGTTCTATCGTCGTTGCGAATATACAAAGTATTTGAGTCCTGCACCATTGAAAAAGATGGAAAGTAAGTATTAGCGCCCATTCGTAATTTATGTCCAGACACATATTTGTATGTAAGAATGCCTTGTGCGAACTGATTTTCTTCGCCATCGTAAGTTCTTCTATGTAATGTAAAAGAGACTGTTTTGGTTGTATTGTTGCTATATGAAAAGTTACCACCTAATTGATGTATGCCATTATCTAACATAGTATGCAACGATTCCTTGTCCATATATGAAGAATTGTATTGTAATATCACACCAGAGGACCAACTCGACATTACAATTTTATATTGTGATGCGCCACCACCTTGTTCGTATGTATCAGTGATAGTGATTGGTCTATCATAGACGTATCCTTTATTAAGTGCAATTTGTTTTGGTGTCAAATCCTCGTATACTGCATTTGATAAGTTATAATTAACAGTAGTAGGATTAGCAATCCCAGAAAAGTTTTTATCTGATACAAAATATTGAATATTGTTATTTGCTGTTCCATACGAAAAGTCGGGTGCAGGTTGACCATTAATATCACCAACATTAAAGTAATTTAAAAATGTTTTTGACAATACACCATTGATATAACGCTTTACAGTTAATTGAATATTTGAACTATTTGTTGAATCTAGATACGGTGTAAATTGTAATGCTTGAATAATAGCATTAACTACTGTGCGTGTTCCAACGCTTTTAATACTAAAATCGTTTACGTAATTATCGTTAGGATCGTCACTTCCAATTGTCTGAATATTATTTGGAGTAACATAGTCATCATCGCCGTATCTTGGTGACATGAAACCAGTGCTTATTCCTGAACCTAATGTAACTTCTGTTTCGTATGTAACGTTTGCATAGTATTGATCTAGTTCTTCTGTAACTGTTGTAATACTAGAAAACAAACTTTGTAAAGGTATATTTTCGTCGTAATTGATTTGACCCCATGCATTATTAACACCAACTGTTTGTGTCCCTGCATTGAAATTTGTAGTTACAGGAGTAAAGTTTAAACTTATTACACTATCATGTAATCTTTCTAATTTTGATTCAATCCAAAACGAACCATCAGTTGCTGGAGAGTCACTCCAATCTATATCTGGTGTCATTCTCATATTTGCTAATGCAGTGTTTACATCTGCTTTCAAGCCTGTAATAATTAGTGGGTCTGATACTGTTCCTGAACCAGAAACTGTTGCAGAACCATAACTAGTAGATGTAAATGTAGCAGTAGTTAGTGCTTGACTATTTGTTCCATCGAAATACTTTGCTCTTATAGTAGCAGTGAAATTAGTATCGTGATGTGTGTAATCGTCATTGTCTGTTGCGTTATCAGTTATTGATAACCCACTGTCAAAATCTACTAATGTATTCCAATCCCAGTTTATAGTTGGTTGTGAATTTGCAAATCCTACATTATCTGTCGCTGTTAAAAAAGTTGTTTTAGTTGTTTGTGCTTGATTTGTTAAAACAAGTCCATCTTGAACTCTGATTATCTTGTAATATACTTCTGGTCCTTGACCATAATAATCCACATTCGGTATAAATTTTAAATCTGCAAGTGCCGCATTAATATCTGTTTTAGAACCAGTGTATGATATCATATTTGTATCACCTTGACCGTTCTGATTTCCTACACCACCAACTGTTAATCCTGTTGTCGTGTTTGCTACTAATGTCCCATATGTAACTTCTGTTGCGTTATTCCACATAGCAAGTTCTATTCTATAGTCTGTTTGATATGTTGCTAAATCGATATTTTCATCTGCTAAGTCTGTGATCTGTAATCCACTATCGAATATTTTACTTACATTTTCTTCCCAAGCAATCGCTGATGGCTGTGTAATTGAGAATTCATCATGTGCAATAACATTCATTGTAATTGTATTTGCTAGACCTATTTCGATGTTGTATACATCATCTGTGTCACTTGTTGTCTCGCCGCTTACACGTTTCTGGTAATATGATAACGTAAAGTTAGACGCATAGTCTACAGTTGGCGTAAACTTGGTTGTTTGTAACATAGCGTTTACTTCGTCACGTGTTCCTACAAATAGTAAGTTTGGTGAAGTCCAAGTTGCTGTTCCGCTACCTGATGCTGTTGCTGACAGAACACCTGCGTTTGTGTCGCTTATTTGCAATCTACATTCAAAATCTCTGTCGTAACCGTGATTAATCTGAACAACTGTTTCTGTGTTTAAGTTATAACTTGTGTCTTCTGTCCAGTTGTGTGAAGAAGTCGCATTAGCAATTTCTTCTGTTCCTGTCATTACGACATTTACATTTTCTATTGCAGAACTATAAGAACTGCCTATTGTAGAGTTAAAACCAAAGAACTGAATAGTATATGTAAAGTTATCGTTAAAGTCGTCTTTTAATTCAAATTGAGTATTATTCATTCTCAATACTAATGCTTCTGGACTAACGCAGTTAATTGAAGTATAAACTCCATTTGAGAATGTTCCTGCACCTACAGTAGATAGTATATTTTCTACACCGTCTGTCCCTGTCGGATCTAATGTAATAACATAATAAAACTGATTAACTTCTGCTGCATGATTTATTGTCCAAGAAGCGTCTTGATTTAAGCCAGTGATAGTTGTTTCTTCTGTGCCTGTTAAATCTGGCATTGCGTGACTTGTTGTAAATGGCGTGTCTGCGAACCAACACGTTTTTGTTAATGTCGAAGAGGTAACGCCATCATCGATAGTTAAGAACATATCAAACGTATCACCAACTGTAGGTCTGTTATATCCGATATTATCTAAGAATGCTTGCGTATCAATTACAGAACCTGTAAAGTTAAAACGTGCATCAGTAGAGTTAATATCGCCTTCTTTTTTATCGCCAATATAAAATCTAGCTGGTAGTGTGAATTGTCCGTATGCTCCTCCAGTGTATGTAGATGAACTTCCATAGTTTCTAAACTCACATTTTACATTTACATTCTCTGTATCTGATCCGTGATTGATTGTTCCCAAATCGATGTAAGGTGGTATCCCAAGAGAACTACAATCTTGCACAGCAGGTTCAGTTGACCAATAAGGACGCTGATTTCCGTATCCAGTGTTTATTGCTTCTGCGATAATAGAATAATCTCTTCCATCTAATACGTCATTCGCATCGTATACTTTAATACGGAAGCTAACATCTGGAATTGCGGGTGGTTCTTCTGAACTTCCATATGCACCTGATATTACGTTTGTTTTTGTTCTAATCGGAGACCAAATTCTAGCATCTTCGTAATCTTGTGGGAAATATTTTAATTTAGATAACACTGCGTTCACATCATCACGTTCACCGACAACTTGCCAAACATAATTATGAGTATTAAATGTAGAAACTGCTGTTCCTACACTTGGTGTAGATATATGTCCTGTAGTTCGATCAAATCCAGAAAAACCATCGATTCTGACTTTTACTACGTCTGTTGGATTAGTAAACCAAGTATTAAGTTCTGTAGTTCCATAACCAAAACTTGTTTCCACAAATGGAGTGTATTGTATTGTTGTCGCTAATGTCATTTATTTCTCCGCTAGGCTGTGTTTGCCCATATTCTGTTATATTTATCTGGGTCGTGTTTATGTGCTGTGACAGCGTAAATCCCGTCTTCTGACTCTTCGATTGCGACAACACGATAGTTTGCGTGTAGTGTATCATCGTCGTATGTATTCCATACTGCATTTTCTACATATGAACCACCAGACATTGTTGCTGTTGTGCCTGACACTTCTCCTGTCTGAACAATACCTGCGTCATCTGTCACTGCGATTGAACCTGTGCCACCGTCTCTGTCTAGTGTTAAAGTTGTTCCGTTTACTGCTACGACACGTCCACCTTTTGTCTGAACGTCAGGTCTTAGTGTGTCATTAAGAACAATCAAGTCATTTGGTAGAACGTCTTGATGATCCCAACCTGCGATATAAGAAACGATTTCTGAGTTAACTGCTTCTGTTTCAAACATCCACGCACCGTGCCATAGAGCTTCTTGTGTAATCGTAGCTCCCCATAATTCAACACTTGTTTCACGCTCACCGTATTTTTCAATACTTGCTGTGTTTTTATACTGAATTTCTTTTAATCTAAAGTGATTATCAGGTTCGTTGTATTTAACATTGATAACATTGAATATGTTATTGATTGACCCACCTTGATAACTTAGATTTGCTGAGTTTGTTTGATTTACTAGTTTCTTGATTGTTGGTGTGTAAGAACCATATTGATAAGCAGATCCTTCGATAATCAATCTTGGGTTACCGTTCAAGTAAAGAAACTTACCATACATTCTATTTGCAATATTCTGTAGTGCTTCGAACTTAGATTCTGCTCCGTAAATAACACCATCGACAGAACTTGCGTAAGTTGACCCGTTATTAGGTAAAACATCACACCATTTTGACGCTTCCCAAATATCTCTATATAATTGTTCTTGTTGATCCGAAGTCATAATTAAATCATTACCTAAACCAAATTTGGTGTTTGATAGATAATCTAAGAAAATATCTGCTGTGTTGTTTGTCCACCCAGTAGTTGCTGAATAACCAGCATCCTTCCAATCTTCAAAGGATTCGTGTGTGTTTGTTGGTTTTCTGATTTCACGACCACCTACATAAAATCCTAGTTCTGCGATATCTGTTTGACCATCTTCTTGTCTTGGTCTGTATGCTAATTGAGCAAAAGAAATATCACTTGCTGTAAGTGTATTTGAAAACGCTACTGCTGGCAAGAACTGTGATTTTGATTTTAGATTGTTTGTTGTTTGCTTTGGTTGTGTAATACGACTTGGTGATACACCATCTGTAATTGTTGTGATATTTGTCGCTAGTAATGGAGTTGATGTTGCACCATTACTTGGTCTTACGCCATTATAACTCGCACCTAGTGCATCTGGTCCTGTGACTGTAACTGCGTTAGCAATTCTTGTCGCTGTCCAGTTTGGTGTGCCATCTGACTTATTGTTAATAGCAACTTTGATTTGTTCTGCAATTTCATCTGTTGTTCCACTTGCTGTGATTGTGTTCATAATGAATTTGTTTGTAAGTGTTTCGCACCTGAAATAACCGCTTGTGCCTGTAACTGTAATTTCAAATGTTGGTGCAACATATTCTGTAACTGCTTCACTTCTAATCTGTCTAGTCGATTCAGAATTGCCTTCTGGTGAAACAATATAGAAAGTAATTGTAACGTCACCAGTTGTAGCTGTTGTTGAATTAAATTTCAATCCATTGTCTACTGTCGTTTGTAGCTGTGATGCTGTTCCTGTTAGAGTAAGTGCTGATGTGCCTTGTCCAATTTCACTAACTGTAGATGGCTTTGTCACATAACTGATAGTGCCACTTGTTACACGAATAGTAAGATCGTTTACTGCAAGTGCATCGCTGTTAGATACTGATACACTTGGAAGTGTAACTTCGTCTGCTACACCATCACCAGAATAACTTGTGTCTTTTGACATATCTGCACTAGGAATACTGGCTCCTGCTGGAACTGTAACTGAACCTTGTGTTCCTGCTGAACCACCTGATCCAATCGCACCTGCCGCACCACCATTTCCAGAACCGCCACTTGTGCCTGTAGATGAATCATCTGATACTAATAATGGATCTGGGTTCTTTGTATTTGCATATGTGCCACTGACAACTGTTTTTTCGCAACGTGCATTCTCAAGTCCATATGATTCTGTGTCTACGTCTGAACCAAACGCTTCTTTTTGATAATCGTGATCTGGAGCTAATAATCCATATGGTGCTGTTAAAGTTGTTCCAACTGCGTATCCATTATTATAAGTGTCCATTGTATCGCATACTGCAATAGATTTTAAATATGCATTTGTAGATATGCTATACTCATCTGCTGAGTCTCTGTTTTCAATCCACGCATATACTTTAATAGTGCTTGCCGCTTGAACAATCTGGTCTGGGTATGCTTGTAGATAATCGTTCAAATCCCAATCTTGGAACTTAAATGTTTCTATAGTTGTTCCGTTACAATCACCTGTTAAATCTACTCTTTGATCTCCTGCATTCTCTCCAGTTACAATTGCACCTGATCCTGCGTTCATAGCGTTTAGTGAGAACGATTGTGGGTGTGCATATCTACCATTTTTAAGTGCGCTAATATTATAACTGCCTTCGTGTAGAATAAACTCACGCCCACACAATTGTGTAGTGAATGCAACATATACTGTTACATTACCATTTACACGTGTTTTAGTTGTCGCTGTTTGACCATCTGCTGATACTTCTACATTTGGTGTTAAACAATTTAAGTTACCACTGTTAGCGATTGGTCTTTCTGTGCCACATAGTGTTAATATGTCTCCATCCAATGCTGTTGTAGTTGTGATAATCTCTTTGTAGATACCATCTGGGAATACTGTATTAACAGTAATCTCGTCAATGTTTTCGTCAACGTTTGTAATTGATGTCTCAAAGTAAGGTGTTATCTGATCTACGTTTCTTAATGGTGCGCCGTTAGCACCTACAGTAGTTCCTGCATCACTTGGTTCTGTAACTGCTGTTTCTACTTTAGATGTGGCAGGTGTTTCTACATGAGTTGGTGGTGGATTCCATTGTGTATATTTTAGTCCAGTGCCACCAAACGGTCCGACGCCACCTGTTCCACCTGCACCGCCTGTTCCACCTGGTCCACCATCGCCACCTGATCCACCTGCGCCACCATCGTAAGTAGCACCTGCTAGATTTAATAAATCATTGAATGGTTTTGCTTCCCATCGTCCCGCTTCTGTATTCCAGTAAAGAACATTATTAACACCTTTACCTGCTTGAACGTCACCAAGATCATTTAGTAATTTTTGATTTGTTGGATCATCAACTGCTTCTACTTCTTCACCAGTAATTGGAGACGTGGCAAGAATAGTAGCTGTTTGCTTGTTTGTTGTTCCATCACCATAAGTCATTTCAAACTTGATGTCTTTGAAGTTTACAACATCGTTTGGTTCAACAACAAAACTATCGTTTAGTAGAACTGATTTAAAATGATTGATACTGTCGCCTTGTAGAATATTAATAAGATAATCATTTTGACGTGTAGCAACACCTGCGATTGGACCTTCTGATATAGGCATCTTTACAGTCTGTGTAACAAACTTTGCGTCAACATCACTTGGTTTCTGACCTAAATCAAACTGTGTATTTGACATACCGATATGTCCGTAGATGATTGGAATAACTCCAGTCTCTACTTGATTTCCCATATCGATGCCATCTGCCGTTTTTGGTTTATCCCCAATCTTTGTTTTATTAATTTCAGCAATAAGTTTTGGAGCACCTTTTTGTTTAACGAACTCACCAATTTGCGTTTGCTGTAACTCTTTTGCCAGAGTAGTCTTAATAAAGTCCCCTAGATTTTGTTTATTGAAAAACATATTATAACTCCAACTTTCTAGCACTTGGTTGATTCATATTGTCACCTCCTAAATTTGGTGTCAATGTAAAACTAATTGTTTCTGGGTTTAGTTCGTCAAGTTGTTTGATGTAATAAACCTGCGGAGTAACCGAAACAGTTGTATTATAAAACCGTCTGTATCTAATAACACGAACACCACGATAGTCCATCAATCCCATACCATTTGTAGCAGTTTGCCACTCTGTTAAATCCCATAAACTTTGTGACGCTAATACGATAGATGGTTCAGCGATTTGTCCTGTCAAGTCTGAACGTAGTCCTGACATTTTAAAGTCTATTCGTCTGTATGGTAGTGGGTCTACGTAATTATTAGCTGTTGGTTCTGTATGATTATCAATAAGATACACAATACCACTTCTACCGATAGTAGTAAAGTCAAAAATGACTTGTTGATTAACGGCTTGTGTAACTAACTTCTGACGTTCTATCTGTGCTGTTGTCATTCTCCGAACACCTCAATCATACTTGCTGAAACAGTTCTGTATTCTGGTGTTGTCATTTCTACATCATAACTTTGTAAGTAAAACTTACCTGAGTTAATTAACAGAGTGTTATCTGTTATTTCAATCGCTTCCGCTGTGTCAAAATTGTTTTCATAAACAGCAATTAAGTAGTCTGCTTCTGCTTGTGTTAAATGTTCGTGAACAATTGATATTGTTCTACGACCTGCATATGGACCCCAAGGCGTTCTTTGAATATAACCATCGCCGAACTCTACGGTTCTATGTCTAGGTTGCGAACTGAAACTTGACTTTACAGATAGTTTACTTTGATAAGGCAATGTTACACTCATCTTGCTAGTCCTCCAAATCCTGTGTTCTGTCTAAGAACTGTGTAAGCAACTTGTGTTGCTACACCTTTGATGTAACTTTCCATCTGTGACTGTTCAAACTGTCCTGAACCGCCTCCAGCATTTACACCTGAGATATTGAAATTCACATTTGAGTTTGCAGTTGCAACACCACCACCATTAATTGGTTCAAATGCTTTTCTACTTTGTGCTACACCACTTTCGATTGGATTAACCATCTTAGCTGGTAGCTTGTCCATTGTCTTACCTACGTCAGTTACTAAGTCTGGAATAATAGAGTTGCCTACAACTGCATCGTATAAACTCCAAAACTTACTTTTAGCACCTTCAACAAAATCGCCAACTGGTCCCAAGATTGATGTAAGTTTGCCGCCCATCCAAGACTGAACTCCGTCAACTAAGTCTGGGATAACTGAGTTACCAACTACATAATCATAAAGATCAAAGAACTTGCCTTTAGCACCTTCTGCGAAGTTACCAATACTTTCACCTGCTTTGCTCATACCGCCTGTGACTGTGTTTTTAACGCCTGAGCCAAACTCTTTAATTTTAGTTAGACCAGCACCGATCTTGTCAATCATTAATGAGATACTGTCGATAACTGTTTTAATTGTTTCAACAACTGTATTGAATATTGGGATAACAGTGTCTTGCATAATAGCACCAAGACCCGCAAAGAGTGACTTTGCTACTGGAAGCGCAGTCTCAATCATTGGCGCTAATGCCTCTGATATCTTAACAAGTGCATCAAATATTAACACCGCCGCTGGTGCTACAATGTCTTTAAATATCACACCAAGTAAATCAAATATTGGTTGTGCTTTA